TGTTCGGGGGTAACTTAGATACCCTTGCGTTTTCGCTTGATAGCGCAATATGGACTTCCGTAGACACTTGCATATTTGATGGTGCTGCAAGCGGCTCTGCCTCCGCAAGCGCTACAGTTACCGCAGGAGTGATTAGATCGGGCGCAGCAAGCGTATCTGCTAACGCCACAGCATCTAGTACCGCTATAAGAGTTAGGCTCTCAGAAGCCTCTATATCGGCTAATGCAAGCGTATCTGCTGACGGGTTACGAATCAGGCTGTCGGATGGCAGCATACTGTGTACGGCAACGGTTAGCGCCTTGGGTGGTGTTCAGTACAGCGCAGACGCTAGTGTTGTTGCAAATGCAACAGTTTATGCTTTGCCATACGCAGATTGGTTATCGAGCGCAAATGCTTATGCAGCCGCTAGTGTGGCTTGTATAGGCGAACGGTTAGGCGAGAATTGGACAGACGAGACATTTGGAGAGAATACTTGGACACCAGACCCCACTAGCAATAATGTGTGGACACAGGAATCTCAGGGTTCTGATACATGGACAGCATTGCCCGTAAGCTCTAATACATGGGTTAACGAGGCGCAAGGGAATAACTCATGGCAGAAAGTAGGATAAATCTAGGCGAATGGATGCCGGATCAGCCAGGCTTGGCGGGTAACATTACCGAGGCGCTTAATGTTGTGCCTATGGCTATTGGCTATGGTCCATTTTCGTCCGAAGTAGCCTTGTCTGACAGCGCATCTCAAGATTTATTAGCTGTCTTTTCGGGTAAGTTTTCAAATGTAACGACATTGTTTGCGGGTGGTAATACCAAACTATTTAAGTTTGATTCTACGGACTTGGATATGGACGATGTATCCCGTACCGCTACTGCGTATACGGCTACAGATATGTGGGACTTTACACAGTTTGGCAAGGTAATGATTGCTGCTAACGGTAAGGATAAGCTACAAGCATGGACGCTAGGCACATCTACAAACTTTGCTGATCTAGCCGCTGCTGCGCCTACTGCATCGTATGTAACTGTTGTGCGTGACTTTGTTGTTGCTGCTAACACTTACGAATCATCTGTTCAAGAGCAATATCGAGTTAGATGGTCAGACATTAACAATGAGACTAACTGGACAACATCTGCAACAAGTCAGGCTGACTATCAAGACATTCCTGATGGTGGACAAATTGTAGGTATTCGTGGTGGTGAGTTTGGCTTGATCTTTTTGGAGAGAGCCATTCATCGCATGAGTTATGTTGGCACTCCATTCATTTTCCAGTTTGACAATATCTCTCGTAACAAGGGATGTATGGTCGCTGGCTCTATTGCACAGTATCAAGGAATTACTTTCTTCCTATCGGATGATGGTTTCTATATGTGTGATGGACAGAATGTCATTCCAATCGGTGCAGAGAAGGTAGACAAGTTCTTTTTGAACGATGCTTCTGAATCTGACTACACAACAATGAGTTCTGCTGTTGACCCAATTCGCAAACTGGTTTTGTGGAACTATGTGTCAACAAGTGGTGATCGTAAACTGCTGATCTATAACTTCTCAACAAAGCGATGGACTTATGGCGATGCAGGTACTGACTACATTTCAGAAGCCTCTAGTGCCAATGTGACGCTTGAGCAGTTGGACAGCATTAACGCTTCTATTGATGCTTTGACCACTACGCTTGACTCTCGTCTGTATGTGGGTGGTAAGTACTTCCTTGGAGGTACATTTGGCAACCAGATCATGACCTATACAGGGCCAAACCTAAGTGCTGATCTACAGACTGGTGACATTGACCTTGGTGGTCAGTCTATTGTGACTTTGGCTCGTCCTCAAGTGGATGGTGGTTCTGCTGATGTTTCTGTAGCTTCTCGTGCGTTGTTAAGCCAATCAATTAACTTTGGTACGGCTGTAGCTGCTGACTCTGAGAATCGTTGTTCTTTGCGTTCTGGTGGTCGTTACCACAGGATTCGTGTGCAACCAACAGGCTCTAATTGGGATGCTGCTGTGGCTGTGGACATTGACATTGTTGGTCAGGGAGTTCGCTGATGTTTAGAACACTTCCTGTTTTTGGTGGTGACCAGAGGGCTGTTGCTGAGATTGTCAACAACATTATGAATGGCAAGACCAACAACACAGGGACTGTTACTCTGGCGACTGGTGGTGCAACCACTACCACTTTGACAGACAGAAGGATAAGTTCAGACAGCGTTATTTTGTTTGCGCCTAGTACATTTGAAGCATCAAGGTCTATTGTTCCTCGTGGTGCTTTTCAGAATGATGCTGACCAAACATTTGGTTCTGCCAATACACCAACAGTAGTTGCGTTCAGTACAGTAGATTCTGCTTATGGATTTAGTCTTGCATCTAACAGGGTGACGATTACCAATGCAGGAACTTACAACATTCAGTTTAGCTTACAGTTTGCTAACATGGACTCACAAATCCATGAGGTTACTGTTTGGCTAAGAAAGAATGGTACTGACATTACAGGTACAGGCAGTAAGTATGCTGTTGTGAGCAGTCATGGTGGCATTGATGGGTATTTGATTGCTGTGGCTAACTTCTTCATTGATGTAGCTGCTAATGACTATGTTGAGTTGGTTTGTGCTACAACATCTACTCAGGTTTATCTTGAGAGATATGCAGCATCTACCAGCCCATTTACAAGACCTTCAATCCCATCAAGCGTGATTACATTTACTTTGGTTTCTCCACTTCCTGAGATGTATGTGAGTTCTCAAGATCAGGGGACAGCAACAATTACCCATTTGGCTAATTCAACTGCTGGAAAAACTTACAAGTATGCAATTATTGGTTGATTTCTAACAAATTTGGATTAAAATGGATTCCGTGGATGACCCGCTATGGAATCCGAAACTCTAGGAGTAAAACATGGCGACTACTACCACATCATCGATTGACCCAACGATACAACCATACTTAGGCTATGGTCTGCAACAAGCACAGCAGTTGTATCAAGGTGGAGGCCCACAGTACTATGGTGGTCAGACTTATGTAAGTCCTTCCACTACAACCCAAACTGGTCTACAAGCTCTTGAGGCTCGTGCTTCCTTGGGTAATCCATTACTTCAATCTGCTCAGAATCAGCTACAGAACACAGTTTCTGGTGGCTTTCTAGGTGGAAACCCATTCTTCCAAGGTGCTTTCCAACCTGCTGCAAAAGCTGCTGAGACTCAGTTTCAGCAGACTCTAGGTGATATTGCATCTAAGTCTAGTCTTGCAGGGCGTTATGGCTCTGGTGCTATGGGTTCATTGCAAGATCGAGCAACTGGTGCGTTTGGTCAGCAATTGGCTAACACAGCAGGTCAACTGGCTTATCAGAACTATGCTGATGAAAGAGCAAGACAGCAAGCTGCTACGATGGCTGCGCCTCAAATGGCTCAAGCTGACTACCAAGACATTCAGAATATGTTGCAAGCTGGTCAAATCCGTGAAGGTTACCAAGGTCAGCAATTGCAATCTGACATGGCTCGTTTCAACTTCTTGCAAAACCAACCACAACAGAACTTGCAGAACTATCTGTCTTTGGTTTATGGCAACCCATTAGGTAAAGTTGGACAATCTATAACTAGTGGCACACAAGACACTTCTAATCTGCAAAACTTGTTAGGTTTAGCTGCTGTTGGTGGTGGTTTATACAAGAATCTAGGTGGCTCTGAAGGCATTGGAAACTTGTGGGACAGCGCAACTAACTGGCTGAGTGGTGGAGGTTAATCATGGCTGGACTATTAGACATTTTCGGTACTAGCGGTGCAGACACAATGGGTCTGCTCGGTATGTCACCTGCTGACATTCAGCGTAATCGTGAAGATGCACAAGCACAAGCCTTGTATGCCCTAGCAGGACGTTTGTTCCAAGGTGGTAACACAGGACAATCCATTGCTGAAGGCTTAATGAAGGGTCAGCAAGCCTACAAAGGCGGTATGCAAGAAACATTGCAAAGCCAGTTACAGAATGTCCAGTTGGCTGACATGATTCGTAAGCGTAAGTTAGAGCAACAACAACTAGCTGAACAACAACGAATTCAAGGTGTTATCCAAGGTGCTGTAACCAAGCCACAAGAGATTTATGGCGAGGACATAATGGGTCAGCAAGTAGGCGAAGGCATGACTGCTGGTGGCTTTGATTTGCAAAAAGCAATACCTCAGTTAATGGGTTCTGCTGAAGGACGCAAAGCACTAAGCGAGTTAGTTGCATCTCAGAAAGCAATGCAACCAGAGTACAAAGAAGTTAATGGTGCGCTTTATGAGATTTCTGCTGGTATGCCTCCAAGATTGGTTGCTGGAAATAAAAAGCGTGATACTGTAACTGTTGGTAATGTTGTTCTTGATAAAGACAATATGAGTGTTCTTTATACAGCACCAGAAGCACCTGCTGCTTCTATTAAAGAGTTCCAAGACTTTAATAAATTAACGCCTACTGAAAAGTCGGCTTATATTAAATTGCAAGAACAAAAGCGTCCAAGTACAACAATCAATATGCCAAATGAAGGTGAGCGTAAAGCCGCAACATTGGCTAGTCGTTTGAACTTCAGCGTTGGACAAATGAATGAAGCAATTGGTTTAGACGCTCTTGTTTAGTCTTA